AGAGCAATCGAGCAACGAAATTAAAATCCAAAATGAATCTTCAAAATGTACACAGCTTCCTAGAAATCACAGGCCAGATTACCGTTTTCCTGAATGACTTAAGGGAAAAACTTATGGTTCTGTCCAATGTTATACAAAAAAAGTATAAGGATGGATCAGCTCCAATTTCCTCTGGACTCAAAGCAATCATGAGCATGTCTTGCACTATCGATGAAATAGCAGACATGAAGGCCACTTATTACCAAAGCACGATGTCTATTGACCAGAAAGAAATGGAAAAGAAGATATTCATCTTTATAGACAGATACAAAGAACTAGAGCTAATGAGGCATGACCTCTTTGGAGTCTTAGCTAGCTCTAAGCTCCATTTTGCTCCGAAACACAGACATGATGTAGTCATGAAAGACTGCATCTTGAGCTATTTGGAATACTGTTCAGAAAAGGAAGACATAAGCAACAGGATAGAAGACCTTGATGGCTTAACTTCCCAGTTAGTCTTCCAACACCAAACCCCTGACAATTATGTTATTTATAAGGAAACAACAGGGGAGAAAGCATGTCTGATGATTTATGACTGGAAAGTTTCAGTTGACACTATGACAGAAAACAAAACTTCTGAAAATTATTACACAAGTATATGGAAGACATTTAAAGATGTAAAAGTTGACGGTGAGCCATTTCTGTCAAAATTCCCCATATTTGTCACAATAGTAGTTCTGCAGCCCATGAACTTTATGCCAATAGTGGCCACAACCTGCAGAGTGCTGGAAGAGATGAGAAACTCTCCATATAGGACATTTGTAGATAGAAGAAATGCTGCATCTAGAGCGAAGCTAATTTCCTCTAGGAACTTAAAAGACCTGGCTGGCCAAGATGGGTCAAAATTCATTTCATTCTATTCAGAATGCCAGGCTTTCAAGAATCTCTTAATGACAAACATTGGAGACTACATGAACAGAACTGATGAAGTCTTCTTTAGCCATTGGTCACATGAGTACAAAGAAACATCTCTCAAGGACAACCTAATGAGCCGAGATGTTGTTGAGATTATAAACTCATTAGCCAATGACACTATCAAAAAGGAGTTGATAGTGAATTTCATTTTTGGAAATTATGTTTTCCACAGCAAGACAATGAGTGACTTGCATAGAAAAGATAAATTTGAGGGGTACAAATCTAACTGCAAGTTGCTAAAAATCAAGCCAAAGAAGACTGAAGAAGATCTGAAAGTGTATCTAGAGAACAATGAAGCTGGCTTTGCTCTTTTTGAGAGCTTATACTCAAAACACATGGACAAGATAAAAACAGACATGCTGCTGAAGAAAAGCCAAGAAAAGGAGATAAAATCTATTGAAGATTCATTCAATATAAATGCCGAAAATTACCAGGCAGAGTATCCAGGCTGCTTCACAAATGACCTGCAAGAAACCAAGACAAACTTTTCAGTTTGCTGGTCCCCGTCTGTTGAAAAAATATCTGTCAAAGAAATGAACTTCAACAACAGCATTGTTGAAAACTTCAGACAGTGTTTTGATGGAGAAGAAACTCTTATACATAATAAGAGTTATGGTGGGAAATTCAGCCAAGGGGAATTCTCCAACACTCTTTTTAGGCTGGTTAAAGCTTGCCTAAAAGATTTAAGCTGTGACACTACAGGTCAAAACAAAATTGTGGCTGAAGATGTAGTGGACATTAAAGATGGAAGTATCAAGATATCGAGAGAGAGCAAAGAAAAAAGCTGGAAAGAGATTGGTGATATCAAAACAAGAAACGGGAATGAGTTCACAATCAGTGAGAGAACCAGCAAAGAGACCAGATCCAGCTTTTTCAAAGGATTGACTCTAATGAATATCAACATGGGCAAAAAAAGAAAAAATGACCATAAACTAGAACTGATAGAAAAACTGAAGCAGTCTAGAGTGGTCAACGAAGAGCTATCACTCAAGGAGGGTGAATATGATGTCTCATCAAGCCCAGAAGTTGTAAACATTGCTGTGGGCTCAGTTTCCCACAACAAAAAGTTGATAAGACACGACAACCCGGATGTCCAGTATTGGTGTGACTCCATGATACAGAGCATGTATGCATTGCATGGGTTCGATACAAGAGAAAAAGACTCCGGAAAGATCAATGCAGTTTATTCAGAGTACTGCAACGAGCCAGAGAAATTCTTCTCTAAGGGTAAGCTCATTGAGTCAGAAATAAACATCTCTAAAAATCTGCACAAAGTATCACAGTCTCTTGCTGTTTATTCTTACAGCGAGGACATGATGCAGCTGGCAAAAGGGCTGATGGTAGCTGACAGGTTCATGAGAAAAACTGATTTCAAGATCTTAACCTGTGCTAACACAAGCATGGTTTGCTTAGCCTTCAAGGGGGATGGGCTAAACACCGGGAAATCAGGTGTGCCGTGCATTACAGTACACAAAGTCTCTGAACTGCTTCAGCCATACTTTGCATCTTTATACACAAAAGAGCTTGTGGTCTCCTTCAAGTCAGGAGACTTCTACATTAATATAATGAGACCTCAGAGGCTTAATCAAGTCAGACTACTGAGCTTATTTAAAGCACCAAGCAAGGTGCCAGTTTGTTTTTCCCAGTACTGCCTGCTCAGCACAGAGGTGAAGAGATGGATATCCAGGAAGGACATTGATCTGCTAGACTGCCCTTCCAATCTGCTCCCTTTCCTCAAAAACATATTATTCTCATCAGTGGTCATAGGCACAGTCACAAAGCTGAGTAGGATGGGAATATTTGATTTCATGAGGTATGCTGGGTTTCTTCCTTTATCAGATTACTCAAATATAAAAGAGTATATAGCAGAGAAATTTGATCCTGATATAACCAACGTGGTGGATTGTTACTTTGTAACAGGAATCAAAAATCTGTTACTGAAAATGGAAGGCATTAACCTGAGTAACAGTATTAAGCCATTGACCATAGACCAGGAAAATGACATGTCTGGGGGCATAAATGACCTTAATATAATATGCCCTATAACAGGGTCTACCCTTAAGACTATAGAGTGCCTATATAATAATGTATATTTGGCCATATACATGATGCCAAAATCCCTTCACACACACATACACAATCTGACTTCTCTGTTGAATGTGCCTGCTGAATGGGAGGTCAAGTTCAGAACAAAAATGGGCTTTGACCTAAATGAAGAGATTGTGCCAAAAAAAGAGATGTTCAATGACTCAGGACCATTCTCTATAGACGGGGCTCTGAATGTCAAGACACTCTTTGACTATTATTTGAAGACTGTGGATAATGTCGGATCAACCAGATCTAACATTGAATCCAAAGAGGAATTTCTCTCTACCCCATATAAAATAAAAACTTTGACCTCTTCTAAAAAATGCTCGAAAGCAGAGATCATTAAGAACTCTGAAATCAAGCAGTGCTTATCAAACTGCCTAGGCAGAGATCCTGAAACAATCAGCGGGAAGGATGAATATGTCCTCAAGGGAGTTCTGAAATGCTTTGTAGAAGACAAAGATGCTTTGAGGAACTTCATGACCCTAGAAGAAATGGATGAATCTGATTATTTCCATTTCTTCACCAGACTCACAACAGGTGAGAACAAAGCAGTGATGAAAACAAGCTTTGACAAATTTTACTATAACAGCCACCCAACAACAGTAGAGACTTTCATAAAAGTCAGGTATGGTCATGTGTCCACCACCACAGTGCTAAAATCAAAAAAGGTCAGTGAAGAGCTTTATGATCTGATTAAAGAATATAACAAGATCATTGAGCTAGACCTAGAGGCATTGGAGAACCTTGGCAGAGGTTTGTCCGGGAGCAAAATGACCTTCATGCAGCTGCTTGAGTTTGTGCTGATGAGAACCAGGACAAATGCTGGAAACACAGACTTCTTAGTTTCTGTGTTTGAGAAAATGCAGAGAACTAAGATGGACAGAGAAATATATCTCATGAGCATGAGGATCAAAATGATGTTGTATTTCATTGAACACACGTTCAAGCACATAGCACAATCTGACCCTTCTGAGGCCATATCTATTTCTGGTGATTATAAAATAAAAACATTGGCTTCGTTGTCCTATGACACGATAACCAACTACAACACCTCACTCCAGAAAGGTTTGGAATGCAAAATGGCCTTCCTTTCTGCTGATCAGTCAAAATGGTCTGCTTCAGATCTGACTTATAAATACATTTTGGCAGTGTTGATGAACCCAGTTCTGACAACAGGGGAGATCAACATGATGTGTGAGTGCATTCTGATGTATGTCAAGCTGAAGAGGGTCTGCATACCCACAGATGTTTTTTTGAACCTCAAAAGAGGGCAAACCACATATGGCTCCCATGGGACTGCCATATCTGCACTGACAGAAAATCTGGAAACAAACACCTTTCCAGTATCCATGAACTGGCTACAAGGAAATCTGAATTACTTGTCCTCAGTTTACCATTCTTGTGCCATGCTTGGGTTTGAGAAGGCACTGAAGACTAACAGTGATTTTGAATTCACTGTAAGGTGGATGGTTCATTCAGATGACAATGCCACCTCTGTCGTTGTAAAGGGTGACATGAAGAAATTCTTGTCCAAGTTCAATTGTGAGAACTTGTCTGAATTTCTTTTCAGAAGCATTCAGTCACACTTTAAAAGCTATTGTATAACCCTGAATCCCAAGAAGAGTTATGCATCAGAATCTGAAGTGGAATTCATCTCAGAACGAATCATAAATGGTGCTGTCATACCACTATACTGCAGACACCTTGCAAACTGCTGCACTGAATCATCTCACAACAGCTACTTTGATGATCTGATGTCGCTATCCATACACATCACCATGCTTCTGCGCAAGGGTTGCCCCAATGAGCTTATAACATTTGCTTATTCAGCCATACAGTGCCAAGCTCTAAGCATATACTCTATGCTGCCTGGGGAAGAGAACGACATCATTGCTATAGGGAAACAAGTGGGGTTCCCTCTTGCAAAGGAAGAGATACCAACATGTGCTGGAGGCTGGATGAGAGCACCTGTGGAGATGCTCTCTATATTAGGGCCATCATCAAATGACCAGTACATCTATTACAAAATCTTGATAGAGTTCTTCAAACAAAAAGATTTTACTTCCCTTAAAACTCAAGTTAATAGTTTGGGGTATGTGTCTCAAAGAATAAATGATCTAAACAAAAGAATAGCTAAGGACACGCTTACCAAGGAAGATATCAAGATGATATGCATGGTAAATCTGTTTAAAACCAGCTTGATATCAGAGGATAGCGACAGCCTCAGCATAGGAATGAAATTCCAGACCATGATGACTCAAATAATTAAGCTGCCGAGCTATGTCAGTGAGGGTTCTCTGATGAAGAACTCTAGTTTCCAGGATTTTTGCAAGCTATTTCCAAACCTGAAAAAGAACTTTGACCTGTTGGATTCTTTGAAACCAATCCAGATCGATGAGGATGGAGCTGGTAATTTCTCTGATGATAACTCCATGCTCTCAAGGATCCAAATGGAAGAGCTGTACAAGCATATGTCTAAGCATCCTGAAGCTCTCCTGATAGCTCCTATGAACGACAAAGATTATATACTTGCTAATCTTTACACGTATAGCAGCATCAGCAAGAGGAATCAGATGTCCAATCAATCAACTGAGAAACTGGCATTGGACAGGATATTGAGATCCAAAGCTAAGACCTTTGTTGATCCCAATTCAAAAGTCATGATGACATATAGAGAGAATATGTCATCAAAGCTAAAAGAGATCATGGACAAATCATCCAATGACTATAAAATTATCACCACCATCTCTGACATGATGGTCAAGGATATGAACTTTGAGATGATCATATCCCTCATGGAGAATTCTGTTGCCAATGCTTCCATTCCAAAGGCCAATTACAATTTCAGGTGGTTTGTCACCGAAAAAGTGCCTAGTGCGATAGAAGGGTCCCCTGGTCTGATCGTGATGTCTGCTATTTATGGGATGGAATATCTTGTGGAGCTAGGGCTGAAGAAATTGCCTTTGACAGAGAACTCCATCTGCATACTCCATGATATATTTGGCAATAGGAAGACATTTGATGATGTCAAAAAACATTTGACATCTAAAGAAACAGACATGAAAACAGATGAATTCATGTTGGCTGACAATCTGAAAAGGACAGTTCTTTCTTTGAACTACATGATCCAATCTCAGAACAAGCTGTTGTCCTTAAACACCTGCTTTTCTAGGAAGAATTTCCCTTTCTACTCCAAGTACAATTTAGGGAAAACATTTATAACAAACACCCTGGCTCTGTGGAGTACAATCTACAGTAGGACCACCAACATCAACTTTTACACAAACTTGAACTTCATCATTGATAGAAATTCAAGAATGATTGTCTCTTTGCAGAGAGACATGAGCCTGGAGAAATTGCTGGATTGCTGCTCATATGTCTCTGACAGACTGCAGAGCTTGTTTCCAGATATGAAAATAGAAGACATCAGGAGCATCTTGTCAAAACTGAACTTCAATTCTGTAAACCTTCTCCAAAAAGTGACTTCTGAAATGAAGTCTGTAAAAAGGGCCATATCTCAAATAAAAACAGCAAGCCATGTCACTTTGTCATACAGGCCACAGCTCATGGCCATGAGCAGGTATGCAGCATGGCTATATAACTTTGGCTACATCAATGAAAGAGAGTTCAAATTTGTAATAGAACAGGTCAGGCAAAGTGAAGTAAACTATATTAAGACAGACGAGCAAGATACCAGAGGATATTATGTCTCTGGGATATCCTACAAAATAGGTATCAAAACGCTGCATAACTATGCTCAGCTGGAGATGACAAACAGAGATATAGCAATCCAGCTGAATTCACCTTATGAATTCATTAGAGGGGAAGACAACAGAATGTGGGATACCCATGTTAAGTCTGTTTACAAGCTTTTGCAAAAACTGCTTATTGACAAACAGAGCGTCCTGAAGACCTTTTTAAACATGAAGGTTGATGTGATGCCTAATGAATTCTGTATACATGAAAGTTCCCAGAAGACCTTGTTAATATACATAAATGAAACCAACAGAGTGGTTACTCTAGACAGAGTAAAATTCAAGGGAAAGGTAAAGTACAACTACTCCAATGAGTTCACATGGTCTCTCATGGAGAACAATTATAATTATATGTTGAGAAAAGCAGAAGCAGGAGAGTGCTTTTCAGAGCTGTACAAAACAATAGACAGCAATAGCAGCCTGATGGAGAACATACTGGCAAATCTCAAGTCTAGTCTGATTTACAACTCAGACATGGAGAACATGGTGCAAAATGCTGTTGAGGGCATAGATGATGAAGAAAATAAAGATATCTTCATTAATTCTCTTAACCAGATATATGATCTTGCCTACAAAGGCCTGAAAGAATGCAAATCGTCAGAAGAGTTTGAAACATACTTGAGAGACAATGAATTTGATGATTTAGTCAACACACATAAAGAGATGCTGGAACTGATCTGCCAAGAGCTTTCAGATACAGATACCAGAATCCAATCTGTTGTTGACAAATTGAGAGTGTGGTCAAACAGTTTGTCCAACTTTGGAGATCTGTGTGTAATGCTCAAATTCTCCATGATAAATGATTCCAAGGGAATAAGGACATACAAGGCCACTGGTGTGGACTTCCACTCTCTCTCTGCTAGCGAATCCATGATATGTTCAGATTATGACATCTTTGAAATGCTGAAGCTTATTAAAGCTTGTGAAGCTTGCCACACAAGCAATTCTACCTTAAATTTAATAGCCTTCCGAGACATAAAAAACACTAGATATATACCTCCTCATAAGAGATTATATGGAGGAGTTGTCCACTTTTCTTACCCTCTGAAGTTGAACAACGATGTTATGTCTAGGTTTTATGAGCACAAGACAATATCTCTCAATGACATAGAGATAACAGAATCAGTGAGAGAAATCTTAAAGCAGAATGGGTTCACAATCACTGGTTCGAATGTCAAGTTGGAACCTGACATGCTGGAACTCAATCCTATTACAGTGACTGATGAGCACAGCACTTTTGACAGTGTTTCCAGGCAAATGAGGCTCACCAAGAAAAAGAGCTCATATTTGATACCAGCAAACACCCTTCTTCTTGGAGAGCTCATGAAATTCTTGATGCTGTGCATCAAAGGTAATGAGTATGATGTTCAAAAAATGCTCAGTGCCCATTTTGATTTCTCTATTGAAAGAGATGATAGGATAGACAGCTTGATAAAATGCATAATGACATTAAAATCAAGTGGGTATGTGCAGAAATATTTCTCCAATGATAAAGAGGAAGAAATATTGCTTGGGGTGGCCACAAGCTTAGAAAATTTCATGATATTGTCGACCCCTCATGGGAAATTTGTAGAGCCTTTTGATGCTCAAAAGCTGATAAAATCTGCTCTTGCAGAGAAAGATAAAGATATGAAGCTCAAAGTTCTTCTAAGGATAAGATCATACATTTCATCCAAACTGGATTACCTAAACGAGCAATGTATATACAAAAACACAACTAACATAGAGATAAGTGACCTGGTATTCAGCTCGATTAATCATATAGATAAAGAAATATCTGAACTAAGAACTTTCGACAAAACAGTCTATCATGATGAATTCAATGAATATTTAAAGACTGCAGAAGGAACAAGTTCTGATTGAGCTCAAGGCAAGAGTGTAGGTATTAGTGATAAATTAATAGTAATAGTGTGAATAAAAGAGAGATTTTGAGATTTAGATAAGTTAGTGCATTCAGAAAGTTGATGAGTTGCTTAAAGATGAAAGTCAATAAGCAACAAAACAGTGGAGAAGCCTGAAATAGTATTTCTGAAGACATGTTCCATAGTTCAGCATAGCTGAAGAAGTTTTTTAATCTGTTGCTCGATTGCTCT